CCCCGAGGGGTCTTGGTCTCTTTCGTTGTGGTCGGGTGTTGTGTAATGCTCGCCCCCCGCGATTCCAGTATGTCTCTGAGGTTGCCGGATGTTTGACATCGTTGGACGGTCACCATTCACATTTATGACGTTTGGACGCTGCACAGTAGCCCGAGGGCAGACTGCTCGACCCGTGTTCCCACGTTTTCTACGAACCATCTGCAACTGATGATGTCGGCTTGCTTGACTCAATTGTGTTGGCATCTTAGTCCTTGCGTATCCCCTGGAGGATTGCTATCCCGATACTTAACAGAAGGATGTACCAAGCGACGACAATCATCCGATGGTGCCTAACCGCTTGGCGGGTGGTTTGAACAGTTGTACGCCTTCTGGCAGCTCCTGAGGGAACTCTGGAAGGTCGGTCATGGAGTACAGGCGATAGTCCTTGATGGTGAAGCAGTCCTTGTAAATCTCTTCGTTGTTGTCTATGACTTCGCGACCCGTGATCCAGCCCTCGATCAGGACTCGGTTGTCTCTGACTTTGCAGTGAATGAAGTTGTGGTCGGGATTGTCGCGCCTGCGGACTTTGATTGTGTTCTCTGCGTTCTCTGTTGACCTGACTTGGTACTCAAGGACATCGAAACCGTTCTCGTTTTCTTGCCATTGCCAGTCAACTCCGAAGACTTTTGCAACGGCGACTTCTCCAAGTGATCCGGTGATGTGGGACTGCCACCAATGTTGGAGGTGGTACGGAATGTCTGATGCTCCTGGCCGTTGGTGTTTGAACATGGCGTCGATGCGGTGTTCTATGCCTCCTGTGCAGGCGAGGCGGACTTCTTCTTTGCTAAGGAAGACTCTGATCTGTTGCCTCATTGGATTCTGCCTGACCTACCTAGTCGAGCTGCAATTGCGTCTAGATCACGGGGACGCCAAAGGTGGTATTCGATTCCTGCGTTGACTAGGCATCGTGCGTACTTTTCTTGCTCGGCTGACAGTTTGCCTTCAGCTGCTTTTAGTTCGCAGAAGATGACTCCTCGAGAGGGCACAGATGTCGAGACGAGGACAAGGTCGGGGAATCCGTTGCCGTCTGACCGCCATACCCCAGGGCGAGGTGATGAAGGTGATGCATGGAAGACAAGCCACTGCTGCATTCGTGCAAGTTTTATGACTTGGTCTTGGAATATTTTTTCTGAGACGGTCATCGGGAATCTTTTCCCAACAGGAACCCGCACATAAAGAGACTGACGCACATGATGACGAGGGTCAGGAACTCAACCATCAGAATGCCTCTTCGGGTTCTTCTTGCGGTGCAGGTGCGCTCTTGAGGGTGTCAATGTATGCAGACGCTTCGCGCTTCGTCATGCCTTGAAGGTTTGCCGGTGGAACTTTGCCCATTGATTTGCATACGGCGCGGATCATGTTGAGTTGTTTGTCTGACGCAAGGTTGGACGGCTCGGTGACGCTTCCGCCTTCTGTCGGTCTTGAGGTCATGCGCTCCACCTTCTGCATCTCTTCCCTTGAGGGGCGTTTGTCAAGCGATGTCCCGCAGAAGTTATGCATGGGAAAATTCGATAAACATCTGCCGAGCGAACTTGTCTCGCAGTTTTCTAAGGAACTCGTCTTATTGACATTTCCTTGATTCCTGATTTCTTCGGCATGGCCTGTCGCAACAACGACGCCATCGCACAGGATGGTTGTTTTCATTACGCAAATGTCGTCGCCAGGGGCTGACAGAAGTTCAGAGATTACAGAGAAGAATTGCTCCCGTGTTTCTGACCATTCGATGAAACGTGAAAATCGGCTTTGAACTGGTTCGTAATCTTCAATGCTCATTTCTGGTCAACAATCCACTCGATGACTGCTTTGAGTTCGTCGTTGTTGTTGCTCATGCTTGGATGGCGTAGGCGTTCTGCCGAGTTGCGCATTGTCATAATCAGAGCGATTGCCTGACTAATAACAGATGACTCCTCGAAGCGCATCTCTCCGTCAAGTTTGACTGACAGATTCATAAGACGCGCAATGATTTCGTCGGTTGTTAATTCCATGATGTTTCCCTCATCTTTCGTTACGACCCTGAGGTCGCTTTCCAATGCCCAAGACCTCCGTTGTCAAAGAGGTACCGAGCGACCCTGACATTACACGACGGATCTTGTAATGCGCGGATGACGTCTTGTTTCTTACAGACTGCCCGTGTCACGGTTGCCCATGAACCTTGAATTTGCATGAGACCGACATCGGGTCGTCCTGTGCTTCGGCGGACTGGCGACACGGCTCGAGCGGTGCAACGCGACTCGCGATACATAATCCTTGAAAGGGTTGGCACGACCTTTGCGGGGAAGTGCTTGCGCAGGAGCGGTTCCCATTGAGGGCAGGATTGCGCAGCTGCTGATGCGGGTGAGGCGGTGAATGTTGCGGTGATGAGGGCGATTGCCATGATTCTCTTAATCAACCTGTTCTACTTCTGTAATCGAAGCGAAGGTCATCCAGGGAGCGCGCCTTGTGGCGACTGTGACTTTGACGATCTCTTCTGTTGCCGAATCCGTAAAGATTTGGACGAGGGTTAGTTTGTCCTTTGACCATAACGGCATATACCCCCAAGTGGGAAGCATCATCGGTTTGCCATCATTTTAAGGAATAGCCAGCAACTGACCCATCCCATTATGAAACTGTAAATGAATTGTGTATCGGTCATGGCGTTTCCCTTCGCTCGACTGGTCTGAATGTTGTAACACAGACGAGGGTCTAGGTGGCGGATTCGACCTCGGAACCAATGAGGGAAACACAGTCAGTCCCGAGGTCTAGCACGAGGAGAATGACATCCTCGGGCGATTTAAGGCTTGGGCAATGCCCGCCAAGCGGCTTCAAAGGCTTCTGCGGATTGTTTAGCCATTTCAAAGTGCAGCCAATTTGGGTTGCCTTGATACGAGCCTGCGTTGTCTGTTGCGGTGTAGATCTTGACGCCTGTCTTGCCTTCGCCCCTGGAGCATCGGTAGCCCGCGCCGTATTCGCCGTAGGCGTACCAATGCAGTTCGCACAGTCCGAGGGCTTTTGAATTGGCAAGGAACCAGTCCCACATTTCGCGGGCTTGCGCTTCGTCTTTGTATTGAATGTCAGCTGCGTATCCGGTGGCATGAACGGAAAGTCCTGCGTTGTTGCGCATCGGACGATTGACGTATGTCCCGAGACTTTTGGTTCCCCAACGCTTTCCGCAGAGTTCAACAAGTTTTGCTGTTACGGGTTGAGTCGCTTTGCCGTCCCAAGATGGGTAGTACGGATAAACGCGGTTGCTCATGCTTCAGGTTCCTTTGGGGGATTCTTCAACCCGTTCCCAGCTACGAGACCCACAAGAGCACCAGCAAGGGTGGAAAGTACATAAGTCAAGATGCTGACCATTTCTTGATCTAACTCACTGGCTTCGACTGGCTGCACAACGAACAGAACGCCGTAGATCATTGCAAGCACGGATACGACAAGAACAAACGACAAAGTGACTGCCACGACAAAAACTAAACGTGCTTTAATTTCTTCGTTGCTAAGTCTTTTTTCTAGTTTCATGGGCATTTGCTTTCTAAGAATCCTGTGGCTTTTGTTGTGTCACAGTTAAGGCGTTCACGGTCTGCGCAGGCGGTAAGCGATGCGCAAATAACCAATAGAATTAGGCTTTTACGCATTTAAATTCGGTATCCGTAAACGTACACAGTGCCTGTAATGTTGCCTGCATCGGTGTAAATTTGAAAGCCATCGTATGACGTTGTGTTATTTAAGCCGCAACCAATGTTTGAAAAGATGCTCGTCGTCGTCGATAAAGCCATGCTTTGCGATGTAATACAAGTTGCTCTCGCGGTGAATGGGTCTTGAATGTCAGCAGAGCAGGTTGCATTTGTGTCTGCCGAGTTCGCAATCGTTCCCAAACTTTGGTTAGCCAAATAAACAAGACCAGCGCCAGCAGGAGTGTTGTATGCCGTGTACTGAGTCCAAACAGTTTGTGATGGTGTTGAACCTGCGCTGCGTAAACGGAAACGCAAGTTAGTATCAGAAGCAACTGAATATTTTGATTGCACAACAATTCGGTATGCGTTGTAAGTTGCGGTAAAGCACCCGTCAATTGTTGCAGGACTTGCAGCCGTTGCAGCAGTGAACGCCAGTTTGGTTATGTAAGCAAGTCCAGTATTTGTTTGCAATGTTGTCATTTGGGCTGCCGTAAGGATTTGCCCTGATGTGAATGTTTGTTCTGCCATATTGTGTCTCCTTTAGAAACTTAGAAGGTTATTGTCGAGCGTTCCGAAGATTGCATCGTCAAGGGTGAGGTATTGGTTGCCGTCCGTACTCTCAAAAGTGTACGAAACAATGTGAGACCCTGGAACGATTCGGTGTTCTATTCCTGAAGTGATCAGGGTTTGCGATTCTGTGAGCGGGGTTCCGGTGTTGTAATCCTTTTGCACTGTCACAATTGACGTGAGGTCAATGGCAAAGATGGTTGCCCATTGCGCAGCTGTGAGTGCTGCAAGTTCGCAAGAAACGCCTGTAAAGCGAACGACAGGGTTGCGGTATTTGCCGAGAAGGTATGCGCCGAGACCGTTGACTTCTGTTGTTGTTGAGTTAAGCAGCTGCAGGAGGTTGTAGT